CTTAATATGGTTCATGTTGTCACGGATCTGCTGATTGAGATCCAGCGCGGTCACGTAATGTCCGACCGTCCACGTAATCGGGGTATACCACGGCATCGTGTTGCACTCCTATAGTCCGAGGATGGTTGTGTGGTTCAATTCACTTCGTCCCGGCACTTCTACGAGCCAGAACGCCGTCGTGTCCGCCGGCTCCAGGTAGTACACGGTCTCCCACTTCTGCCCCGCGTACCAGCGATGTTCTTCTCCGATCACCCAATACGTCCCCGTATGCCCGGTCTGGTTTTCCGTGACGGTGATGCGACTCATGATCGTCGCGATGATGACGCTGTAATCGATCCTCGTGCTCGTGCCGATCTGCGTCAGCGTCCGCACGACGCCGCGCGCCTTGCTGCGGCGGTAAATCTCATAGTCAGCGATGTCTTTCGCCAGGTCAAAGCTGTACAGCAGCTTCAGATCGAGCGTCCAGATGAACCTGCCGAACTGCGAGACGCTGGTCGCATCCTCAGACCGCGCCTGCTCCACGTTGAGCGCGGTGATCTTCTGCCCGCGGACGATCAGCGTGGTCACGGTCGCGTCTGCCGCTCCCGTGTTCGTCAGCGTGATATCGACGCCCGTCGCGTTGGGCACGAAGCTCGTGACCGAGACGTTTCCCCCGGTGAACGCCAGCGTCCCGTTCCCCGTGTTCGGCGTTTGCAAATTGCGCCCGGCGACCTTCGCTCCCGTCCCGTCGTTGAACGACGCGCGCAGCGTCCGGCTGTCTCCGGGGGGGATGGTGAAACTCCCCTGCCGCGTCCACAGCGTCTCGTTGTTCGTCGGGCTGAGCGCGCGGGGATAGCAGTTCACCCGGACGTCGTTGACGATGTCGCGACCGTACTCATACGTCAGCGCCTGATACGGCATCTCCTCGACGTCTACCGTCGTCGTCGTCGCGACCGTAGTTTTGTTCCAGAAAATCGCCTGATTAGTGCGGTTGTACCAGTAGCGCCCCCTGTCCGCGAGGACGACTTGCTTGATCGCCTCGTAGCCGCTCGTGAAGTTGTCGAACGTATCTCCCGCATACGGGTAGATGAACGCCCCCGTCTGCAAATACGCCCCCGGCGCTGCGGTCGCGTTGAAGATCGCGAAGATGATCTGATCCGCGCGCTTGCTTTCCTGAAGCGGGAGCGCGGTCACTTCCGCATTGTCGATCAAGGCTTTGTGCCCGACGCAGATCAGCACGACCGAGCGATCCCCCGTATACTCCCCCGGTGTGACCCGTATCTCGCTGATCTGCCCCTGCCACATCCACGTGTTAATGCTTCCCAGTCTGGCGGCTATCGCAACCTGCTTTTGGATCGGCTGGTTGCTTGCGAACAGGCTTCCCGTGACTTCTGGAGACCAGCGCTTGCTGGAGTTATCGAGGACGATCGTCGCCGTCGGAGTATCGGCTATGTCCTGGTACGGTTCACGCCAACCTAAGAACCACTGGGCGCTGCGGACGTAAGCGGAGACGTTTTCGTCCGGATCGTTGAAGTCGCCGTCGTCGTCCAGGTCGATGTAAACTCGGAGTTCCACGTCCACCGCGACCATCATGCGCGCTCCCGGATCGCCCGCTGGATCATCGCTGCCAGATCGTGCGGCGACGACCCATAAGCGTTCACGTACACGTTCACCGTTTGCCCTGCTAGGGCATGGTTAGGGACAATTGTGCCGCTGCGACCGGGCACGAACAGTTCCGGCCCGGCTTCCCCGACGATGTATGGCCTGCCGCCGCGCACCGGCCCGCCGGAAGCGCGCCCGCGGATCTCCGCGCCGATCGCGTTGGCCGCCGCATTCAAGAACTGCCCGACGCTGACTTGTCCCGAAGTCACCATGCCGACCGCCGTTTGCGCGTTCTGCCCCACGCCCTGCCAGGCACCGAGTCCTTGCGGGATGCGCCCGATAGCGTCGATCAGCCCTTGAACCGCGTCCCGCGCCGCGCCAGCCGCTTGAGCGATCGTGTTCATCACCGGCCCAATACCCGCCGTCAGCGCTTCAAGCGCCGGTCGTACCGCGTCCCAAATGCCGGCGAGGACGTCGATCAGCCCCTGAACCGCGGGAAGCACCGTCTCCTGAAGGAACGCTTGAACAGCCGGCAGCCCGGTTTCCATGAACCAACCGTACAGCGCCTCCAGCGCCGGCCCGGCAAGCTGCCAGAGTGCCGCCAGCATGTTGATGAAACCGCTGATACCGGGGACGACCACTTCAGTCAGGAACGTGTAAGCGTTGGCCAGTGAGCGTCCGAACCAATTGATCAGCGCTTCAAGCCCTGGTCGCACCGCCTCCCAGATCCCCGCAAGCACGCCGATGAAAGCTTCGATGCGCGGCCTGACCTCATTGTCGATGAAGTCGCGTACCCCGCCGAAGTTGGTCAGGTACGCCACCGTCAGCGCCGCTGCCGCCGCAATCGCCAGCCCGATCGGGCTGAGCAAGAACGTCAGCGCCGCGCTCAACCCGCCGACGATCGTCGTCACCGTCGAGATTGCGAAGCCGAAGCCTTGCATCACCGTGCCGAGGGCTATCAGCGCCGGGCCGACGGCGATGACGATCGCGCCGATCTGCACCAGTGTGTTCGCCAGTTCCGGATTGGCCTGCGCCCACTCGTTGATGCTGTTGACGACGCTTATGACCGTATCCACCAGCGGCTTCAACGTGTTCTCCATGAACGGCGTGAACACGTTGATCATCAGCGTCTCAAGCGACCCCTTCAGCGCTTCAAGCCGCCCGTTGAAGGTGCTCATCGCTCCTTCCGCAAGCGCGGCTGCTTCCGGGGCTGCTTCCATCGCCGCCAGAGCTGTATCAATCCCGCCGGCGGCGACCAGCGCGCTCAGGCCGACAACGCCGTAGCTGCCGGCCAACCGCTGCAAGATCTCGTTCTGTTCTTCCGTCGTCATGCCGCGCAGGCCAGCAGCGATCTCGTCGATGACTTCATCCAACGGCCTGAGCTGCCCGGTTGCGGTGTAGAACGACGTCCCCAACCGTTCCCAAGCCTCCCGAACTTCATTGGTCGGACGGGTCATGTTGAGAAGCATCGACCGGAGCTGCGTACCGGCTTCCGCCCCGCGCACCCCGCTATCCGCGAACACGGCCAGTACCGCCGCCGTCTCCTCGATCGACATACCGAACTGCGCCGGAAGCGCGCCGACGTTGGCCAACGCTTGCGCCATTTCGGTGACGTCCGCCGTGCTTGCGTTGGCCGCTTGCGCCAGTGCATCGACCACACGCGTTGCTTCAGTCAGCGGATCGAGGTTGAAGTTGTTCAGCGTTGTCGCAAGCACGCTCGCGGCTTCTTGCATCGACAGCCCGCCGGTCGCGGCCAGCGTCATCGCCGCATTGGCGCTCTCCATCGCCGTCTCGACGTCTTGACCGGCTTTGACCAGTTCAAGCATCGCACTGGCCGCGTCCGAAGCGCTAAACATGGTATCTGCGCCAAGCTGCAGCGCCCGTTGACGGACGGCTTCCAACTGGTCGCCGGCCAACCCACCGAACGTTTGCAGTTGGTTGACAACCGCCTCGAAGCCCGCCGCGGCGTTCAATCCCGCCGCGTACAGCCCACCAAGTGGGACAGACAACGCGGATACGTTCAGCCCAACACGCTGTAACGTCCCGCCGAGCGATGAAAGTGCACTGCTGACGTTGCGCAGCGGTGAACTGATCTGGTCGGCAAGGCGGATCGTCGCGTACAGCGACGCGACTTCTTGTGCTGGCATAGTTCAACCTCATCGTCCTCGTTTGGCCTGCTGCACTTCAGTGTACATACGCTCGGCGCGCTCGACCTCCATCACGTCCACAACATCCTGAAACGGCATTGTGTCGATCTCATGCGGTAACCGGTGCAGCAACATGGCCAGCCGAACCCGGTTGACGCGCCAGACTTCTTCGGAGTCAAGCGCAGCCTGTTTCGTGACCATTGCCAGAAACAGGCTGCCCCCTAGTTTCCCGATGCGTTCTCACTTCGCTGCGCTTCTGCCAGCGAGATGAGGAGTTCGGTCATCTTGCTTGCGCGCAGCCGGTCGAACGACGCCGGGCTGCTCCAGTCCAGCGCCTCACCGCCGACGACCCATGACGGCGGGATGAACTTGACGCAGCGGGCCAGATGTTCCTGCAGCGCCTTGAACCCGGCTTCGGCCAGTTCGTCATCCCCGGTCGCATCAGCCCGCTTGATCATCGCCTGCGCGCGAGCCAACGACTTCATGTCCCCCCACGTCAGTTGAGAAAAGTCGAACACCGGTTTATTGCTCATGGCCAGACCGCCCCCGCATACATGTTGTTCGTCGGAGCCGCCGCGGCTTCAAGGGACAGGGTGAAGACCACGCGATCTTTCTCGACCGTCACCTTATGCGGGGCTTTGGTGATGTAGAACTGCTGCGTGTGACGCGGCTTGCCGGTCGCATTCCCTTCAGGGCCGTAATCGAACGTGTGTAAACCTGGGCGCAGCTTCTGGATGTACGTGCTCAGATTGGTATCGTCGTAGATGATCACGCAACTGGCCGTGTGATCTTCCAGCCCGCCGCTGCGCTGACGATGGGTCGTCCCACTGCCAGCGGTGACGTCCACCGTCTCGATCGACGGCTCCAGTTCCAACTCGACCCAATAGGCGTTGACGCTCGTGTTGTCGATTGCGAGATAGGCATTGTTCCCGTTGAACGCGGCCATGATCAACTCCTGCTATCCATTGCTATCCATGATGAACCGATAGACCCCGCCGGCGTGGTACACCCGGTTACCATCGACCAGTTCCGAGTACTGCACGTGACGTTCTTGCGTCACCGTTGTCATCCGCCAGCCGCCGGAAGCCGCCAGCGCCGTGCCGTTGGCGTCCTGATCGCCAGCGTCGTTCAGTAACGCCGCAACCCGCTGCGCGCCGATGAGCGCCTTTTCCAGATCGTCCGCAACCGCCTTGATCAGCAGAAGGATTGCCGCGTCTTGCCGCCGGCTCAAATTCACTTCGCGCGCGTCCTGCACGCTGTACAGCACAAGCGGTCGAACCGCATCCGGCGGCGCAAGCTCAAAGTACACCCGCTGGCCCCAAACTTCAGGTTGAGCTGTGAGCCGCCCCCGTACCGCGCGCAACACAACGGTCAGTGGATGCTGATCAGGTACCGGTATGGTCATAGCGCCACCTCAACGCAAGAAGTTTGAGCTGCGGATGAACCGCGCGAACACGCTTCGGCTCCAGTCCTCGACCACAGGCGTCACAAACGGGCGCGGCGCCATCCGGGTTCTGCCGAGTTCAAGGTCGATCCCGTACTCAACCCCGTCGGATACCCGGTAATGCGCATGACCGACGCGCTGCACTTGCATGCTGGCCCGCAGCGCCCCGGTATCGACGTTGGGCGGATACCCCGGCTGCGATGCGACATGCACCACGTTCCCGCGCCGGTATTCCCGCCCGTCCGGCCCGCTACCGAAAGCGCGGACGATATCGGTCAGCACGCCCTCGGCTGCCGCCGCTGCGACCTGGTCAAGCCGTTCCGGCGTCTGCCGCGCCAGCCGGTCGAGCATGCGCGTGTTGACCCGGATATCCATGCTTACACCGCCACGCCGGTGCGAACGATCTTCATCGTCGCTTTACCGCCTGTTTTCCCGATGAAGAGAAGCGCGGGCCGCCAGCCGGCCACAATGTCAGCCGACGGCGCGATCCCGCCGGGGTTGGCCGACAACACGTAGAGCGTGCCGTTGGTGATCGCTGCCCCCGGCGTGAAGTCATCGTCCTCGACGACATAGGCCAGTGGCTGATCCGTGCTGGCGTTGTTGAGCGCAATCCCAACAACCGCCGCTTCCGCCGCCGTGCCGTTGGCGTCCGCCAGTTTCAGCTTCATCACCGCGGTATCGAGGTACACCGCCTGCCCAGCAGCGATCGTCGCACCCGCAATTCCTTGCGCGATAACCGCGCGCGGCCCCGGCTTCACGTTGGCCGCCGTCACTGTGATATCCGCCATGATTATCTCCTCACGACCAGTACCGTCACGAAAAACTTGTCTGTCAGCGCCGTCTCCACGCCGACGACCGAATACGTCACCCCGCTTACGATCACCCGGTAGTCCGCGCCCACTTCAGTATCCCGCGGGAAAGCGATCCGGTACTGCCGCGGAAGCGCTTCGACCCCGCCAGCGCTTGAAGCAGCGTCCTGATTGCTACGACCGGCGCGGATCACCCGGCAGGGGACGTCATCAGCGCTGATTACCCATATCGCATTTGGGACACCCAGCGCATCGACCGCGTTGTTCGCCCGTTCGATGCGCGCCCGTTGTGTGAGGAACTCGCGCTTCGCGTGCCCCGCCAGCCGGCTGTACATCGTCTTCTACCCGTCCGCGTCATCCGTCCACGTGATACCTTGCACGCTGCTTGCATCAAGCATCAACAGTTCATGTTGAGCCTGAAAATCCGCCAACCGCTCCTGCAGCGCGCGGACAGCCGTGCTTGCATCGACTTTCAGCCAGTCAGCTTGAAAGTCGGGACGCGAACTCAAGTCCGCGATCAGCGTCCGCAAGCAAGCGATCGTCGCTTTTTGCCACGTGCCTTCGGCCGCGATCTGCGCGTTGATGAGTTCATCGCTGAAGATCGGCGCGTCCTCGTGAATATCCCCGATGGCAAGCCGTACCCGCGTCAAGTTCGACAGCGGCAGCGTCAGGTTCAGTGTGAACGTCATGACGTCATCGTCCGTTATCGCTTCTGAGCCTTCAGGCTTTCCAGATCGGCCTTCAGCTCATCCATCCGTTTGTGCAGTTCCTCAAGCCGCTGCGCGATCTGCTGCAACTGCTCCACGATCTCGCTCAGCGAATTCAGCGTCATCTTCTGCGCCGCTGTTGCGTTCATTGTGTCATCCTCCTGCTCAGGACAAGGGGAATGATGCATCAGCATCACCCCCTTGCTTACTCACGATTAAGCGTAAGCCGACGGGACGGAGTAACTACCCGACGACTTGAGTTCCATGATCGCGCCGTTCAGGCGGTTGCCGACGCCGTACCCGAAGTGGTCTTCATAGTGCATCGACTGAATCGGGTAGCGGTCGTCCTGCACAACCATCTGCAGGCCCGTACCAAGATTGGTGAAGTCGGGATGCACGCGCTCCTTCAGTGGCCCCGGCATATCCGCGTTGACCGCAAGGATGTAGCCGGTCGGGATCCACCGCCATTCCGCGACCCACGTACCGCTGACGCGCCCGATGATGCGGCCCGGAACCGTCGGTAAATCGGACGCGGCCAGATTGCTGTTCGCCCCGTAGCGGACGTTGACGTCTTCCACCGGCGAGAAGTCCAGCAGCGCCGTCGTCTTCGCAGTCTGGTCGGGGTGGATGAAGCACACGATGTTGCCGTACCCCGACGGCATGCCGTGCACGCGCTCCAGCGTATCGCGCAGCGTCAGGTACGGGTTGTTCGCATCGCTGATCGCAGAAGCGGCGTACCCGCTGACCAGGTAGTGATTGAGCTGCTGCTCCGTCTCCGAACCGATGATCGGCGGGTACAGGACGCCGTCGTTGTTCGCCAGCGGGACGAGCGTCAGCGTGCCGCCGCCGCCGGGAAGTTCATCGACGAACGTGCGCGACGTGTTATTGAAGAGCGCGCGCAGCATTTCGAAGCGTCGCGTGTTGACGTCCTGAATGCGGATCGTCTCCAGTTCATTGTTGAACTGCTGAACCGTCAGGTACGCAATGCTCACGCGGTCGTAAGCGAACTGCGCGCCGAAATTCTCCAGCGGGTAGGCGACGTCCCACGACCCCGTAGTGTTCACCGCGCCGCTCTGGGCCAGTCCACCGCGCCGCTGCAGCCGCCCACCGCCAGGGAGACGATAGCGCTCCTTGAAGTTCGGCGTCTGCATCTCGACGAACACGCTGTAGGCCGCCTGCACGTCAGCGTTGTGCTGCGCGAGGTACTGCTGCGCCGCCGCGTAGACAACGTCCTGACCGATCGTGTTGATGAAGCTGCGGTCGTTGTCCGCCAGCCCCAAGATGCCGTAGATTCCAGCCATGGTCTATCCCCCTTCCGCGCCTACAGCATGTTGCGCCAGTCGGCGTCGAAGTAAGCGACTTTGGTGCGCGCGGCGTCCGACATGGCCACCACTGCGCCGATGATGACGCTGACTGTGCCGGCGGTATCATCGACCGCGCCCGCGGTATTGGACAAATACAGCTTCGCCCCGTAAGCGAGGGACGTGAGCGTGTACCCCGCGAGATGCCCCTTCTTCAAGATACTGACCGCCTGCCCGCTGCCCACGCTGTTGAGCGCGATCCCGGCGAATTTCGCCGTGCCTGCCGCTGATGCGCTGCTCAGCACCAGATTGCCGGACGAATTCCAGTACACCGCTTGCCCAGCGGTGATCGACGCCCCGGCGACGGCGTCCACAATTTCCGCAGTCCCCGGCAGGACAGGGCGAACCTGCGCTGCCGTCGAAGCCACTACTGCCATGTGTCTTTCCTCCCCTGATTAATAAGCGATGCGCTTGATCACCTGACTGGCGAGCTTCTTTCCGTCTCCCGTGCTTTGCTGACCGGGATTGAGGTTGGGCACGAGCGGCTTCATCAGCTTCCCCTCATTGGCATCAAGCCACGCGGCCAACTTGTACGGCTCGTATTCGACCGGCACGAGGTCGCGTACCGCTTCGGGCAGCCGGGCGATGCGGTCGGCATTGCGCTTGCGCGTCGCCTCCAGCAGCGCGGTCACCTGCGCCTCGTACTGCTTCAGGCGCTCGATCTCCGCCGCCCGCTCTTCCGCCAGCTTCTGCCACTGCCCCTGTTCAGCAAGGCGCTGTTCGGCTTCCAGCTTGCGCGCAGCTTCAGCCTCGCGCTGCGCCTTTTCAAACGCCGCCAGCTTCTTGCGCCGTTCTTCGTT